AAGCGATTCGCAGAAGAAGTCGTTGAAGAGTTCGCCGCATTCCCTTCTGGGGACCATGACGACTTGGTGGACTCGTCCACGCAGGCGCTATTGAGATTTCGACAGGGTGGATTCATTCCCCTGGACTCTGACGAAGAAGACACTCCCATGCGTCCCGTCAAAGCGGACTATTACTAGCGTCTTAATGTCTGAAAACGGCCCCACTGGGCGTGAGTGGGGCGACCTGAGTCGTCATGTGGAAGAGATCCGACACGATCTTAGAAACATGCGGACAGTTCTCGATGCCTACATGGAAATGATCATCGACCTCGAAAAACGCTACGCACACTTGGAAACGAAGATCTACACATCGGTTGCAGTCGCAGCAGTATTTTTCGGCGCGATTGGGTTCCTAGTAAAACTATTCATTTAATAGGTGGGACATGAAGAAGAAGAAGCAACCTAAGAAAAGTAAGACCATTATCGCTGGCATGGCTGGTGGTGGGGAAGTAAAGAAACGTGTCCAGAACCGCCGTGTCGGGAGTAGCGATAGTTACAAAGGCTGGATGGAAGATAACCCAGGCGCTTCCTATGGAGACTTTAAGAACGATTTTCCAAGAGCCAGGATTACTCGATTGGGGTACTCGACTCTTGGTGAGAGCAAAAAGGCAACCGGATTGCAGGGCATAGGTGGCGGGATTCTGGGTGGCGCGGGCAAGGCCAAAAGGAATGTACGCAAAGGCCAGGGAAGAAAGCGGTGATGATAATTGGCAATTGAACGTGCTCTGACAAATAATCCTGTTCCCCTGGAAGAGATGGGGGAAGAGGAGATTGAGATCCAAGTCGTCAATCCCGAGGCGGTCTCCATCAATACGGAAGATGGCGGGATGCTCATCGACTTCCGTCCCGAGGACGCCCTTCTGGAAGACGAGGGGTTCGCCTCCAACTTGTCGGAGTTCATGGAGGACTCTGTGCTGGGGAGGCTTGCCTCCGAGCTGGTCGGTTATTACCTATCCGACAAGTCCAGCCGTCGAGATTGGGAAGAGTCCTACAAGAAGGGGCTCGGCCAACTGGGCATGAAGGTGGAAGACCGCACCACGCCATGGGCGGGGGCGTGTGGTGTCACGCATCCGATTCTTTCTGAAGCCGTAGTGCGATTCCAGAGTCAGGCGATGGGCGAAGTCTTTCCCTCTGCGGGTCCTGTGCGGACCAAGATCATCGGGAAGATGACGGACGAGAAAGTCAAGCAGGCGCACCGGATCCAGAACTACATGAACTATCTGGTGACGGAAGTGATGACCGAGTATCGCCCCGAAACGGAGAAACTTCTCTTCAGTCTCCCGTTGGCGGGCTCTGCATTCCGGAAGATCTACTGGGATCCCAACATGGGGAGACCTTCTGCGATGTTCGTGCCCTCCGAAGACCTCGTAGTCTCCTATGGGGCCTCTTCGCTGGAAACATGCGAGCGTGCAACGCATGTGATGAAGCGGAACAAGAACGACTTGCGGAAGATGCAGGTCAATGGCTTCTACCGGGACGTGGAATTGGGCTCCCCTACCCCGGATTCGAGTGGCATTCAGGAAAAGTACGACGACCTGACCGGCGAAGACCGCGCTTGGGACACTGACAATCGTTACACCCTGCTCGAAATGCACGTAGATGTGGACTTGGAGGGCTACGAGGACACGAAAAACGGGGTTCCTACGGGCATTGCCATTCCCTATGTGATCACAATCGAATCGGGGAGCAGGAAAATCCTTTCAATCCGAAGAAATTGGATCGAAGGGGACCCCGACAAGCTGCGACGCCAGCATTTTGTCCACTACGAGTACGTTCCGGGCTTTGGATTCTACGGATTTGGCTTGGTGCACATGATTGGAGGGCTGGCAAAGTCGGCAACCTCGCTTTTGCGCCAATTGGTGGACGCGGGAACGCTCAGCAACCTGCCCGGTGGCCTAAAAGCGCGCGGATTGCGGATCAAGGGCGACGATACGCCGATTTCCCCGGCGGAATTCCGGGATGTGGACGTACCTGGGGGCTCAATCCGGGACAATATTACGTTTTTGCCCTACAAGGAGCCCTCTTCGGTCCTTTATCAGCTATTGGGGAATATTGTTGAGGAAGGAAGGCGGTTTGCGTCCCTTACCGACCTGAAGATCAGCGATATGAGCAATCAGGCCCCAGTTGGCACGACGTTGGCGCTGCTGGAACGCTCGATGAAGGTAATGTCGGCGATTCAGGCGAGACTTCACGCCTCCATGAAGCGTGAGTTCCGCATTCTGGAAGAAATCGTCAGAGACAACGCACCCCATGAGTATCCCTACGACTTGGAAGGGGATGAGGTCATGCGGGGGGAGGATTTCGATGACCGCATCGATGTAATCCCGGTATCGGACCCGAATTCTGCGACGATGGCGCAAAGGATCATCCAATACCAGGCGGCGATGCAGTTGGCGGCGGGTGCTCCGCAGATGTACGACATGCCGCTGCTCCATCGCCAGATGCTGGAAGTCCTGGGGATCCAAGACGCGGACAAGATCGTCCCGGATGAGGACAAGATCCCGGCGAGAGACCCGGTTTCCGAGAACATGGACATCCTGAACGGCGAGCCCGTCCGGGCGTACATGTGGCAGGACCATGAGGCGCATATCATTTCCCACATGGCGTTGGCGGAAGATCCCAAGATCCAAGAGATCCTGGGTCAGTCTCCAACGGCCATGACGATTCAGGCAGCCGGTGTGGCCCATGTAACTGAGCACATCGCATTCCAGTATCGCAGAGAGATCGAGCAGCAACTCGGGGTTCCGTTGCCGCCGCCCGGTGAGCCGTTGCCCGAGGACGTGGAAGTCCAGCTCTCGAAGCTGGTGGCCGATGCTTCCGAGCGAGTCCTTCAGAAGGATCAGGCAGAAGCCGCACAGCAGCAGGCGCAAGAGCAGGCAGAGGATCCGATCCTCCAGATGCGGGAGCGGGAGCTTGCAATCCGAGAGCAAGAGACCCAAGCGAAGATTGCAGAGCAAGCGGCGAGAATTGCACTGGATGCCAAGAAGGCAGAGTCCCGAGACGAGTTGGAGCGGGATCGAATCGAGTCCAGCGAGCGCGTTGCGGGTGCCAAGATCGGCATGGAGTACGCGATCTCCAACGCCGAGGCTCAGGCCAAGGGCGAAGAGGTCTCCTCTAAGGAGAGGATGGAAGATGCCAAGCTCGCCGTGAAGGTCGCCGAGATGGTGATGGGAGAAGAGGAATCGGAGTCCCGGGAGCGCATCGAGGGCGCGAAGATCGGGGCGAAGTTCGCCGAGAAGCAGGCCGAGATCGAGTCTCGGAAGGAATCAGGGGATCGAGTGGATGGGTGACACCAAGGCAGAAGAGGCAAGGGGAGCCGCCGCGCTGAAGGCGAAGGCGAAAGCGAAGTGGGATGAGCGTACAAAGAAAATGGATGACGAGATGCCTTTGTCTCGCGTATTGCAGGAGCTAAATGGATGACGAGATGCCTTTGTCTCGCGTATTGCAGGAGCTTCGGTGGAAAGAAGAGAACGCAAAGAGTGAAAAGTCCAAGCCCTCCGGGAAGAAGCTCGCTGGCGGTGGAGTGGTGCGTGGTACAGGCAAGGCGATACGCGGGCTTGGGCGCGGTAGGTTTGTTTGATTCATGGACAACTTCTCCGAGGCGTACCTCGCAAGGCTCAGGGAATCCATTGAGCAGAATTCAAATTACATCTTGGTGGGAGATGTTGCGGACTACGAAGAGTACCGACATGTCTGTGGTGTCCATGTCTGTGGTGTCTTGAAGGGTCTACAGATTGCACTCAGGGAATACAAGGAGTTGTTGTCCCTGACGGGTGGGGAGGATTAAATGCCGCTAGGTGGAAGCAAGAAGAAGAATGCTCCGAGTTCCTTCGATGCTCCCGCGTATACGCGAGTCGCGGCGACTCGGCTGGGCGCGTTCCAGGCTTCGCATCTGGATCCGCTCACGGGTGAGCCCCGTGTTCCCGGTATGACTGCGGAAGAGTGGGGGAAACAGTCTCCTATTTTCAATCTACAAGATCCAAACCTGGGTGAGCGACCCCAGTACCCTCTTGCCAATATCGAGGCAGAGATAGGCCGCGTGGAGTCGTATAACAAAAGACGACCCCCGGGAGTTGGGGCAGCCCAGAGGGGTTGGGGGAAGGCGTCGAAGAGATAGTTTTCGTCCGAGAGGACGCAATCGGGGAACAACGGCACCCGTTAATCGCCGTTTGCAATAGAGGATACAATGGCCGAGGCGATTCAGTACAGCAATGAAGTTCCCGAGATCGCAAGCTCCCTTCCGGAGCCCTCCGGGTACCACTTGCTCATTGCTCTTCCAGAAGTGGAAGAGACGACAGAGGCGGGTCTTTACATCCCTGACGAGAGGCGCGATGCAGAAAAGGTCGCAAGTATCGTCGGGTTCGTGTTGAAGGCTGGTCCTGACGCATATTCAGATGAGAAGAGATTCCCGAACGGTCCCTGGTGCAATGAAGGGGATTGGATTGTGATGCGCGCATATGCAGGAACGCGGGTCAACATTCATGGGAAGGAGTTTCGGATTATCAACGATGATTCAGTCGAAGCCGTTGTACAAGACCCGAGAGGGGTGGTACGAGCATGAGTGCACCGCTTGACGATCTGATGGGAAACGCACTAACCGAACCCATCGCCGACATGGATGATGAAAAGATCGAAGTCACTGTGGTCGATGACAGGCCAGAGGAGGACCAAGTTCCTCCTCGGGATCCAGAGAGATCCGTAGACTTTGATCCTGATTCGGAAGTGGAGGAAGTGGGCGGCCGCGCTGGAAAGCGCATTGGTCAGCTCAAGTACGAGTACCACGAGGAGCGGCGCTCAAAGGAGGCCGCAGAGAGACTTCGCGAAGAAGCTGTGAGCTATGCACAGCAGGTCGCGAAGGAGAATTCAGAACTGAAAGAGTTGCTCAACCGGGGAGAAAAAGTCCTCATTGAGCAGATTCAATCTCGTACTGAGTCCGATCTTTCAAAAGCGAGGGATCAGTACAAGAGTGCCTATGAGGCTGGAGACGCAGATACGCTGCTTGCTGCACAAGAGGCGTTGAACCAGTCTCAATACGAGAAGACGATGGCTGCAAACTACCAGAGTTCCATCCCGCAGCATTTGGAACCGGGTAGTACGCCATCGGCTCCGCCTCCCAGACCGACAGATCCGAAGCTAACGAGTTGGCTACAGGAGAATGATTGGTTTGGGAAAGACAAAGAGATGACCTCCTTCGCTTATGGAGTCCATGAAAAACTCCTGAGAGAAGATGGGGTCGATCCTAGGACGGATGGATATTATGCAAAGCTCACAGAGCGTGTGCATGAAGTCTTTCCGGCCAAGTTCGGGAACGCAAAGGGTGCTTCGGAGCCCGCCGCGAGTTCCCGGGCATCGACGGTAGTTGCCCCGGCCAACAGGTCGTCGGGCACTCCTCGCCAAGTGCGGCTAACCGAAAGCGCAGTAGCTCTCGCGAAGCGACTGGGCCTCAAGCCAGAAGAATACGCCAAGCAAGTCCTGAAGGAGATGCGGCAATGACTGGTTCGCGCAACGAAGAAGTGGAAGAAACACGGCAAAGCCGCCGGTCGAAAGACATGCGGCAGGGTAGCCAGGTGGAAGACACTTCAGAGCAGAAGGTGGAGTCTCGCAACCGCGAGACCGAAACCCGTGAACAAGAAATGCGGGAAACACCGTGGAAACCCGCTCCTCTCACCCCGATGCCTGATCCCAGACCGGGATTGGATCATCGGTATGTGAGGGCATCATTCCGTGGTGAGGCCGACAACATCAACGTCTCTCAAGCATTGAGAGAAGGATGGGAACCGGTTCTCGCCAACGACTACCCCGAGCTGATGATTGTGTCAGATCGTGGCAGTCAATACCCGGATAATGTCCTCATTGGTGGATTGCTCCTTTGCTCAAGGCCGACAAAGCTCGGTGATCGAGTAAAGGCGCACTCAGCAAAAGAGTCAGCGCAACAGATGGACGCGGTGGACCGCAACTACTTCAGAGAACAAGATCCGCGTATGCCGATGCTCAAGCCTGAGCGAAGCTCGCGGATCACGTTTGGCGATGACTAACGGTAGAAGGACTACTGATGGCTATTGCTGGATTTTTAGGAGATAGCCAAAATGGCTTATGGACTACGACCCGTCTCTCATGGCGGGTATCTTTACAATAGTGGAGGAAACGAGGTCTTCCCCATTAACTCTACGGCTGCAACCGAGGTTATTGGGCATGGAGATCTCGTGACTCTCGTTGCCGGTGGAGGTATCGATCTTTTGGCAACTACACCTACTAGCTTCAACTCTGCTACGGGAGACGAAGTTGATGCTCCTACCAATCAAGCCTTGGGTGTTTTTGTTGGGTGCGAGTATGTAAGTACGTCTGGGACGCCCACTTGGGCGCAGCATTGGCCCGGCAGTGCATCTGTGGATACTGGAGAGGCGATGCTTGCTTACGTTGTCACTGATTCCTCCGCAGTGTTCCAGGTTTCCAGTGGAAGCGGTACCCCGGCCGCATGGGCGGATACCTTTATTGGTTCTATCAATATACTTTCCAACCTGTCGAGTGCGAGTACAACAACCGGAAATTCCGGTATTACCGTTGCAAATCTTGCTGCTACTGATCCTACTCCCGCCGCTGGTGGTGCTGTTCGGATCATTGGTGTTGTCAAGGATGGTAAAAACGAAACCAGTTCCGTCACTACTCCAGATGTTTTGGTTCGGTGGTCGGATCCGTCCGTTCTTATCTACGGTTACGGACTAGGCGTCTAGGAAAGGAGGTAAATAATCATGGCTATTTCACGAGCACAAATGATGAAGGAACTCCTTCCTGGGCTGAACGCTTTGTTCGGGCTGGAGTATCAGACTTATGAAGATGAGTCTGCGATGGTCTACGAGACCGAATCTTCAGAGAGGGCCTTTGAAGAGGAAGTCAAGCTCGCCGGTTTCGGTGCTGCGCCTGTGAAGAGTGAAGGGTCGGCTATCACTTACGATACCGCCCAGGAGCACTTCACGGCTCGGTACACGCACGAAACCATTGCGATGGGCTTCGCGATCACGGAGGAAGCGGTCGAAGATAATCTCTACGACTCGGTTTCTGCGAGATACACGAAGGCACTCGCAAGGGCGATGGCGCACACCAAGCAGGTAAAGGCAGCGTTCCCTCTGAACAACGCCTATACCGTTGGTAGTTTTGCGGCGGGTGATGGTCTCCAGCTCTGTTCGACGGCGCACCTTGATATCAATGGTGCTTCAATCGCGAACTCGCTGGCAACCCCATCGGATCTCAACGAGACTTCCCTGGAGCAAGCCGTGATTGATATCGCGGCCTTCACGGATGATCGGGGTCTTCTGATTGCTGCGCGCCCCAGGAAGCTGATCGTGGCTCCCTACAACCAGTTCGTTGCTACGCGAATTCTGGACACGGAACTCCGTCCCGGAACCGCCGACAACGATATCAACGCGATGAGGACGAATGGCACGATCCCGGATGGGTATAGTGTCAACCACTTCCTCACAAGCACGAACAAGAAGTTCTGGTTCGTGATGACGGATGTTCCGAACGGTATGAAGCACTTCACCCGTACCCCGCTTCAGACGGGTATGGACGGAGACTTCGATACTGGGAATGTTCGTTACAAGGCCAGGGAACGCTACAGCTTCGGCGTGAGCGATTTCCTTGGTATTTTCGGGAGTGGCGAAATCCTCTAGGTTTTGCTTCGGGTGGCGGGGGAAACCCCGCCACCCCCCTTCCTTCTAACCAAAGCCTGCCAGACTTAACCAGACAGCACGCGGACTGGTAGGCGAGTTGCGTGCAAACGAGGTAAATGATTATGGGTACCACACGATTCAGTGGTCCGATTCTTGGTAGTAGCGATTCCTCTGATGGACTTTTTCTTGATCTTCCGGTAGGTCTTGTTTCTGATTTCACAGCCGATGTCTATTTTAATGATTTCAATTCAGGGACGAGCTATGTAACTGCTGGTTCTTCGTTGGATTTGACGAACGAATGGGAATCAACTGACATTGGTACAGTGACGGCGGAATGCAGTCTTTTTGTGGATGGTGGACTGACGCTTGCATTGATTAACACCGATGCTGCCGACAATGAAGGCAAGGTGCTTCAGTATAGAAATGAAATGGTTTGGCCTATTGCGGGCCGAAGGATTGCATTTGAAGCGTTGGTTGGTGTTGCCGATGCCGATGATATGGATGTTTATATCGGTATCGGGGAAACGCTGACTACATTCATGGGTACAACTGGGGCGATTAGCGGGAGCGCCGTTAACTACGCGGGTTTCCACATCCTACAGTCGGAGGGAACTGGAATTGCCAGTTGCGTTGCGAGGGGTGGCTCTGGTAGCGCGGTGGATGCCGGGAATGCCAGTTCTGCAACTGTTGGGGATTCTACCCATACAAGTGGAACACTCACTAACTTCCATCGGTATGGTATTCGTATCGAAGATACAACGATAGTTAAGTTCTATTTCGATG